TTGGCTGTCACAACTCCGGTAGGGGACATTTCAAAAATCTGCCCCCGCGGAGAAACCTGACTGTCGTTTAGTATCTTGGGCTCCGGCGGTTTTGCTCCAGAACGAGTCAGCAAAGATTCCACCTTGGGCTTCATTGCGTTCACCGCTTGCCCTAAGAAATCCGAGGCCGCTTGCGGGTTATTCGCCATGCCCTGAAGAATCCCCTCGAAGCGAGATGCGTCCTCCCCAGCTTCAATGAGTCTTTGCCGAATGCCCATACCAACCTGTCCGGCTGTTTTCACTTCGCCGGAATCGAGAAGGGCTTTCATCGTTCCCATATCGAGGACAATCGCGTTCATGGCATTGGCATCAAGCTCTCTCTGACGCTGCTCAAGTGTTTGGCTGTTCGACCGCATGGTTTGGTTGTTTAGCTGCATGGTCTGAGCGCCAAGCTCACGAGACTGCGCAGCCGAGGCTAAGTTGCTTTCGTCCAATCTGTTCTGTCTTTGGCTCAATCCCAACTGAACAAGAGGCTGGGAGAAACTGGGCGAATTACCAGACAGGGGGATACGCGCGTCCAAAGGCATTAGGCGTTTACTCCAGAAACATTGAATTTGGTTGGGTTGATGGCGATCGTCGCGAGATCCAGAAGGCCGTTCTTTAACTGATCTGCCTGACCAATCGTTCCGGCTGCGGTGGCGTTACCTTGTCCCAGAACCACATCGGCGGTGTTGGCTGCGTTACCAGTAAGGATGTTGGCCTCGTTGATCCCGCGGTTCGCCTCAAGACCAGCCGAGGCATTGGTTGCTGCGGTGTTGATGTTGGCGAGATTAGTGCCTTCGGTTGTATATGAATCTGCGAGTTTTCCTGCCGTGCTGGTTGCTATGGTCGCCAGATTGTTGCCCGCTGTGATTCCAACATTCGCAATCTGAGAGGCGCTGTTACCTGTGAGCGTAGCGACATTGGTTCCGCGATTGGATTCAATCGTCGCCAAGTCTTTGCCCGCCTGAGTTTCAGTGTCCGCAACGGCCTGACCCTGTTGAGTGCTAAGATTGGCAATAGTGTTCCCGGCATTAGTGGTGATGTTGGCTTTATTAATGCCTGCGGTCTGGACGAGTTGTGCAAGGCTTTCTCCCGCCGCTTTTTCAATTCCTGCAACAGCGTTCGCTCTGGCAATCTCGGCATTCCCGACATTAGCCGCCGCATTGATTCCGGTATTTACCAATGCCTGCCTTTGGGCAATGGCGGTGTTTAATAGCTGATTCCCGTACTCAAGAAGTCTGTTTCTCAACTCAAGCCCTGTCTCGCCAGTCCCGACCCGACCCTTCGCGGTCTGATTCGCCAACAGCCGTCTTTCGGTCTGGTTTGCAAACTCATCGAAGTAAGGATTGTTGAGGATGAAATCTCTCTGCGTCTGGGGGTCGTTGATTAACTTCTCAAGTCCCTCAACCGTGACTTTTCCGGCATCCAGATAGGGCTGGAAGTCGCTTCTGATAGCCGCTAGGCCGCGATCCTGTGCTGCGATAGCACCGGCACGGGCTATGTCTATCTTCCCCTCTGCGGTGTCTGTCGAGTCCTGAATGATTTTGTTGGACAGGTCTCGCGCGGACTCAACACCTGCAATCGCATCGCGGAAGCCGCTTGTCAGTGCTGCGACTGATTTCTCTCGCGCAGCACTAACCAAAGCACTTGACGCAATGGCGGTGGCGTTGATTTCGTCCTTCTGTAACCCAAAGGCATCGAGCAGGGTTTGGGTAGCGCTATCTCGGGCAGAGATAATGTCATCGCGAGCTACATTCCCGCCTTTATACAGAACGTCTCGCGCGGCCTGTGATGAATCGGTGATGTTCTTTTTAGAGGCATCTGCACCAACGGCAATTTGGCTCAATGCGGTGTTAGTGGATTCGTTTATCTTGGTGGTGGCGATTCCGGCGTTCTTTTCAAAGATATCCAGAGCCCGATTAGCCGCCGCCGCCTGCGCGTCAGCCGCATCGCCCGCCGCCTTGTATCCAAGCCAAGCGCTCAAAATTGAGCCAGCACCAGCGATAATTGATGCCCAGTCGGTTCCGCCCGCGTCTCCACCATTGTTGTTGGCGTTGTCCGTGGTCGTACCGCCATTGTCGGTTGCTCCGTTACCGCCAGAGCCATTGCCCCCAGAACCGTTACCGCCAAACAGATTGCCGATAACAGCAGCGCCAAAGGTTGCAGCAGCTATAACGCCGAGGTCGGACATGCTAATGCCCTTCTCGTCTGCGAGGTTTTGCAGCGCCTCCTTCTTGGCAACATCGTCCATTTCGGACTGGATGATTTCGCCAATTCTTTGCTCGTCAGTTTGAGCACCATTGTTGGTGGTGTTGTCCGTGGTTGGCGCGGCAGGGCTGTCGGCGTAACCGGGCGGCAATGTGCCAGCACCGTCGCCAATGGTTACAGGCAGATCACTCAGCGAATAGTTTTTATTCGGGTCTGGCGTGGTGACGGGATTTGTCGTCGGGGTTGTAGTGGGGGTATTGACAGGAGTTGTCGCGTTATTCGCGCCCAATTCAGCCAGGGTTGGGCTATCAGCATAACCTGGAGGGGTGTTTCCAGAGCCGTTCCCAATAGTTATCCCTTGGGGCGCTGCCGTAGCTGTTGATGGGGGCGTGGTAACAGGAGGCGTGGTTGCAGGCTTCGTATCGCTGCCACCCCCTGAACCCCCAATGGCCCCGACAACACTAATACCCGCTGACACCGCATCAATAATAGAAGATGATTTAGGAACGCTGTCGGTCTTAATGTCTCCGAGCTGTCGAGAGACAAGGCCGATATTGGGATTTTCGGCGACGTTGACACTGCCGTTCGGGTTGACAACCGAAGTCCCATCGAATTTGGCATCGACACCGTAAGTCTTGTAAACGGCATTAACAGCCTTGGCGACTTCTTCAGCACCCATCCCGAGCGCAAAAGCCCCGTCACCGATTACCTGCGCCTCTCTGACCGCTTTCTGTTGGGGGCTTATTAACCCCTTGTCGTAAAGCTCCTGAATCCGCGCAAGCTCTGCCTTAACAAAGGGCTCGACCTGAGCCGTAATATTACCGGGGACAGAAACACCACCGCCCACTCCAGAGCTTCCACCTGAATAGGTTCCAGACGCGCTCACTCCACCGTCGGAAGCAGCGCCGAGCGTGGCAAGGTCGATAATGTTGGCATTGACATCCACTGGAGTAGGACGGGAGCCAGTAACATTAATAGTCCCGTCAATGTTTCCGTAGATATCTCTGTCTTCTAGTTCATCCATATCTCTGCCTATGAAATTGCATCTAAGTTAAGCGTTGTTGTAAATGTTGAAGCTGGCCCGTGTTTCCGCAACCGTGTTGTTAGTGTCCGTGTCCATCGTGAGATAGAACACATCGCCAGCAGATAGGGGGAAGTTGCACGGGTCGATCAAGTTAATTAGCCGATCATCCGCAGTTCTCAGGGTTTCTCGGTAGACAAGAAATTTGGAGTCCACGGTTCGGTTGTAGACCCAGCCGTAGAAAGTCACTACGGGGCTACTTCCTGATAGTTTGTTGCAGCGTACGTAGAGCAATTTCGCCAAAGCCCTTGCATTAGTCGGGACATGGAAAATCAATTGCTGAGTAACGCCCTCTCCAGCGGGGATGAAGGCTTGATTACTTCCACCTGTCGTGGCGGTGATCGTTATATCGCTGACGTTGACATCGTTCGTACCACTGGAAGTCACGACGCAGCGGTTAATCCCAAGTCCTGTAAACGCAGTCTCGTCACTTCCATCAGTCCCGAGAGTGTGGGTTATTTGCTCCCGCTCACCGTTCTCGTCGATGTGATCGAAAAGCAGAACTGTTGCGCCCGTAGTGCTTGCGCCATCAGTAGAACCACCAGCAGTACCGTCATAAGTGATTGTGTACGTGCTTGCGGTGGTTAAAATCGTAAGAGCAGCAGTAGAGAGAGGCCAAACAACTTCCTGCCCTCCTGCTGCGGTGCTGTTCGTCTTGTAGCCAAACTTGTTGAACTGATAAACCCCGCTACGCAGACCGATTGAAATCTCGTCCTGCGAGTTTGTGGGCCTTACTACCGAGGCATCGGCATCACGGGCAATCGACTGGTTAAGCGGTGCCGTAAGGTCGCTGTACGTCCCGTAGTAGGTGGTCAGCCTGAAATAAGACTGGGCAACTGAGTCGTTGACGTATCGGACTCGGAAATACCGCCCCGCCTTTACCGCCTCATGAACCTCAGGGACACCAGCCGAGCAAACAAAGCCCGCTGTTGGGTAAGTAGAGTCCCAGTTCGTCCCGTCGTTGGAAAAATCGAAGAACAAAGTTCCCGAAACGTCAGAGATGCACATAACGAACAAATCGGGTTTGTCGTTCTGCTCTCCGGTTCCGGTGAATGTCCCTGATCCAGCAAGTGTCGCGGTGGTGCTATTCAGCGTCGAAATAATTTCGTTTTTTTTTCCAGCGAGACCCCAGCCTACGCCATCGACGTATTCAAGAGTCTCCCCTGGTTGGACTGTCTGCTTGGTGATTACTCGGAGCGTGGAGTTATTGTTAAGCTGAACAGTAACTTCTGCGGCAACCGTGTCAGCGTTGTAGATAGAGACATAATCTATCTTGCGCGTTGTGCTGGCTGCCGGAGCAGAAACAAGAGTAACCGCCGTTGTGTTGTTAGTAGCTCCGTCAGACTCACCAGCCGCTGTTAATAAAGCAGTTGAAGTGTTGATGTCTGAGTAATGAGCGGTGAACGGGAGCTGCGTTGTAGTGACTGCCGAGGTAAGGTCTACCTCAAGCGTCTTGGTTGTTGCATCGAGTCGTATCATACTCTCAGGGCTACCCGTGCGGCGATTGAGCCAGAATGGTGGTGTAGAGCGTCCGCGCTAGAGCCATCGGTCAGAGAATCAACGGTAAGCGTTAAAAGCCTCAGTGTTTCTTTTTGCTTTAACAGGTACGACTTGGCTTCTGGGCTGACAAATAATGCGGTTGGTATTTTCTGCGGGGCCGGGTTTTGAATTGACATTTATGTTCCTATCCAAGCCTCGATTCCGGCAGAGTGCCAATTTGAATACACGGGGTCTGTTGATGTGATCCTGAATACCCACGTCTCGAAAGACTGGCCTATCTCAAAATCAATCACTGTCTTAACCCCAAGTCGTCCCACGTCTCCGCGAATCTCTGTGGAGAAGTTTTCGCCGTCTTGGGAGAACTGGAGAATCACTTCGGGATCTGAGCCCTGACCAGAGGTAAGTCCTTTTCCCGTAGCGCCAATAAGCCTAAAGGTGCTTATCTCAATCTCTTTTCCGGGCTTTCCAAACAAGCCGCCATGAATCGGGGCCATCGTTCGCGTTCTGCGTATCACCTCGCCGTTCTCGGTGTAGGTGTCCTCGTCAAGCTCAAGAATGTTTCCAGACTCGTCAGCGACTAGATGCTTGTTAAAAGCGAAGGCGTAGCTGTTTCCCAGATACCTTCCACCGTCCACTCCAGAGGAAAGTTCAAACACCTCACCCAAAACGTCTCGCCTAATCCCTCTTGGGTAAACAAATGTCCGGTCTGCTGTTGGGAACTTCAGGACGTAAAACCACTGTCCGTCTATTTGCATCGTCCAGCCAATCGCGTCAGATTTGACGGAGAACTTTCTAATCTCGCGAACGATGGTCAGGGGGAATAGAGGAGTCGGGACGGTGCTGTTTAACAAATAAACTTGGTTATCGTCTCCGAAGAAGTAGATAAACTCGTCATCGTTCGCAATGGAGTTTTGCGCCCCAAGACCAACGGCGATTGTGCCGTCTTCAATTCTCTGGAATGGCGGGTTTCCGGTTCCGTTGTTCCACCATTGTTCAATGGTTTTGCTTCCGAACATATAAACCACCGTCCCCAAGGCGAAGGGGCGAATCAAGGCATCAGCCTTTGACTCAGCGGTTCCGTAATTCAATGCGTTTAGATCAAGCGGAAGGCCCACGTCAGAAACCACAAACCTACCATTAGTCCCGCCGCCGTCATAAATGGCTTGGTTGTTAATGACCGTTACTGTGTTGGGCGTTTCAAAGTCGGGGTCTGTTCCTGCTGTTAATGTTGCTCCATCCCACTCATACGCCACACCGTCAGCCGTAATTACGACACTGGAGCCAAGCCCGTCGAAGACTGCGCGTGAGTCGCCCGGTATCGTCCCTAGAGACGTTAGAGCGCCAGCAGAGGACACAGAGTACAAGGTTGTCCCAGAGAGCTTGTAGAGCACTCCAAGGTGCTCAAACATGCCCCTATCAAGTCCTGTCCCACTTGCGAAAGACTTCAATCCGTAGAACGACTCAAGAACAAAGGGAGACTTTTCATTCCCCGCTTCCTGATGTTGTGGAAAGAAGTTAATCGTCCTTTGTGCGGACAGGCTCAAGTCGGTGTGCCTGTGAGTGCCACCTGCAAGTCTTACGGGTAAGTAGGCCACTAGAAGTCTTCTGGAGAGTCCAAAGAATCGTATTTTGGATTCACAACATCCATGATTTCCGAAATTGCCGTGCGGTTCTTCTCCCGAATGCGGTTCATCTTTTCCTCAGAAACGGCAAACTGGCCCGTTGCGGAAAACGCCATCATCGCTGCAACCTGATCGGCTACCTCGTCGGGAATGACGGTATTCGCCGCACTCGACCACGTATTCAGCCGCTTTGCTTTTAGACGCGCATACACGCGGTCATAGCAGAGGTTTAGCTCAATCAGGAGGGCATTGTTAATGGCCTGACCTGGCGTGTGCCGACCCAGTAAGCCAGCAGCCGTGTTTCGGACTTGGGCGAGTGTTGCCACTGTTAATCGGCAACCTTTTTAGGACGACCCATTTTCTTTGGCGCTTCTGTTTTTTCTTCGCTCACGCATTTAAAGCAACTGTGCCCAACGATCTTTGCGAGCACTTCTTTGTCCGTGACATCAACAGCGGGGCCGTTCAGCGTGAACTCGAATTTGCTCATGTAGTTGATCGTTACAGGCGGGGATTCCCCAAAACCTACATATTGGAATTTCATAAAGTCCTCATCGTTTGAATTAACTCACCGAACTGCTGCCCGGCATCGGTAGCCCTGCCCACTTGGGAGAGTTTTTGATAGCACTGACGAGCCCCGTCATGTGCGGCTTTCTTTAATTGGAGGGTGAACAATTCCGCGTCGATCTGTGCGACCTTATCGGCGTGGCGTTTCGCCATTGCTAAAAAGTCTTGCTCTGAATACGGGTGTTGGGGTTCTGGTTTGTTCGCAGTCACCCCTTCCATGTAATGCGGCTCACCCAAAGGACAGCCATCAGGGAGAGTGATTTTTATCCCCCTTCCTCTACAGAAACCTATCCACCGTTGGACACAGGGCTGCTCGTAGAAATACTCAGTGTCATCTACTGCCATATCCACGCCCCAGAAACCTATTTCCTCAAGGTCTGGTCTGGAATACAGCGCATAGGCGACCATGTAAGACGGAGTTGAAGTCAGGTAATCCCCCGACATCATTTCACGCGCTTTATTGAAGTCGAACACTTCGGTTAATTCGTTCTTACAGGGAAACCCTTCACCCACTACCATCGGGAATTTGAAATCAGCCAACCACTGTGCGTACCCTTCCACTCTGTTGGAAAAGTCATTGTGTATCTCAAAGATCAGATCCACCCGTTTGTGGTCGTATTGCTGAACCTGATTTCCTATTACCCAAATCTCCCATGATTTATCTTCATAAGGAGCGTCTACCCACGATTTCGTACCGCCTACGATTGCAATTCGTTTCAAGAAAGCCTCGATAAGTCTGTGTTGGAAAGTTTCACCGCCTCGCTCTTTGGGAGGTTGTGACGGTTCGTGTAAAGAAGTGAATCAGAATGTTCTAAAAGCTGGTCGCACTGATCACAGTAAGGGAATCTCTCAAACTGTCCGGTCTCGTGCGCTTCTCTGAGGTCGTTGTAAGCACTCCCGTGAAGGACGCTCATAACCGGAGTCCTGAAGGCGTTCCCCAAAACAATCTCGTTGTTGTAGTCATAACAACAAGGGATTACCGTGCCGTCCCATTGAATCTGGAGCGGGCCTGATTTTGGTCTACCACAGGACTTTTTCACCCCCTCCCTGAGTCGGTAGTCTCGACCGTCTCCGAAGTTGTGGGGCTTCCAAACCTCAACATAGTCAACAAGAGGCTCCCAGTAATCCAAGAACTCTTGATAGGGCTCGTTGTTGTCAAACTGAAGGTAGGACAGTTGGACTTTCGTCCCCTTCCTCACCCTTAAAAACTTGTGAATTCCCTCCATCGTCTTTTCAAAATGGAGGCCGCGCATTACAGCGTCGTATGTCAAAGCGGACATACCGTAAAAGCTGATTCTAAGTTCGTCCAAGCCGCTTTCTGCGAGCTTTTCCGCTCTGGCCCTTAATAGGGAGCCGTTGGTAATGAAATAAGTCCTAAGCCCTTTGGATTTGGCGTAGGCCACTTTCTTTTCGAGATTCTTATCAAGCAAAGGCTCGCCAAACCCTGTGAGGGTGACTTGCTCCGCTCCCAAATTAACGACTTCGTCAATCGACCTTTCGTAATCTTCCTGATTCATTATGCCGTGGGGTCTGTCGTGCTTGTCCCGAGGGCACATAATGCAATTGGCGTTGCAGTTATCTGTTACTTCGTACCTAACTTCTGGGTGTTGGAGAAGTCGGGGCCGTATCTCTACGGCCCGTATCCTTGTTGCGAGGTTAGTCAAGCGTGTAATAAACGTCAGCAACCAAAGTGCCGCCGTCGTCTATCGTTGCTACAGTGTTGCTCACATACAGATCAAGCTCACCGCCCGGATCTGTTGTTTGCCCGTTGACATATTCCCAAGCCTGTTTGCCGATGTTGTCGATGGTTTTAATCATCTTCACACCAGCAGAAGCAGTACCCGCGTCCAGACCGTCGTTTACTGCGTCGGGGTCGGAAGTGATATTGCCATTTACTGAGGCAAGGCCGATGTCAAAATCAGGCGATGCTGTACTAACATCGTCCCAATAAAGCTCACAAGAACCTGTGAGTCGGGCGTTAGAGGGAATCCGGCCAATCTTCCATGTTTGACCGACCGTTGCACCAGCGGCAATTTCAATCACCGAGGTGAAGTTTTTGACACTACCAGCGTCACCCTTACCAAGCGTGGTTGTGTTTGCACGCCTAAAGGTTCCAGTGCCTGTATAAGTTAAATCAGCCATGTTAGCTCCTTAAAAGCGTGAGTGCTGTTGAGTTGGAAAGTGACGCGGCTGGAGATGCTGTCACAGAGGTAACTGCTCCAATGTCTCCAATTGCTGCGCCAGTTGCGGCGGCGGCGGTAATGATCGCGTTCACGGCGGTTTTCAATGCAGCAATCACGGCAATGTTAGTTGCGTGGTCTGATTGAAGTTCGTTCGTGAGATCGGTCACATTACCTTGCCAAGCATTAAGCGAGGCTTGGTCTTGCCCGGTGACGGTTAAATCACCGGGAAGTGGTCTATTACTAGCCATAAGCCCTCCTTACGCATCAGCCGAGGCTGAATGGAAGACAGTAACCATGCCGTGCTGCTTGTTGTTGTAGAACGTCTTCTTGATGTCGTGCTTCATAGAAACAGCAACACCGTTCAGATGCTCGTAATCGTCTTCCTTGCGACGCTTGAACTCAGCATTGCGACCCATAACAAAGGCCACCGCTTGAGCGCCACACAGGAACGCAACACCTACGCGAGTACCACCGTTACCACCTGTTGCAAGGCTGTCACCAGCAGCGCCAGCACCCCAAACACCGGAATACGGGTTTGAAGCATCGCCGCCGTCAATGAACACGTCCATATCACAGACTTCTTTGATGATCACGCCATCGTAGAAAAGATCGCCATCAGCAAAGATGGGGTTTTCTTTCACATCACGAGGACGCGCTTCACGGTTAGCCTGAGCGATAGTGGAGTCTTGCTTCAGATCGCGGAAACCAAAACTACCGATATACATGACGTAAACAGCAGATTTGTTTCGACCGAGTTTCACAGGGCGAATCTTCGGACGCGCGAGATTGGCACGACGCTTGGCAAGAGTGACCAGTGCTGCGGTCATCTTGTCGTTGGTGGTGTCAATGTTCAAAAGCGAGGCTGTGTGGTCGCCAGCGGAGTAGTTGCTGATCGTCTTACCGTAGATAATGCGGTCAGCGTTGTTGGTGTTCCACGTGTCCAGGTTGGTCGCAGAAGCAGCAGTTGCGCCGTAAGCACCACCAGTACCACCGTAGTTGTAATACGTACCACCTGCCTCAATTGCGCCGAGCGCCTGAGTGATCTGGTCGCGCTTAAGCTCCATCGCCCAATCCATCAGGGCAGGACGTGCTTCTTGGAACAGATCAAATTCAGCCAGCTCGTTTTCTTCGTTATCAACCAAAACACCCTGACGGTAATACGTCGGTTGCATTGTTTGAGCGTAGTTAGAGAGTGGCTGCTCACTACCGGACAATTGCGAAGAACCAGTTACACCAGCCCCGCCGACTTTGCCGACGAGAGGGATGGAGATTTTCTTCAGGTTCTTGTTTGTCTGGATGATGGAGTTGATATCGTTGCCGATTGCATCTCCGTAAACGCCGTCACGAACGTATTCGCGTCGGACT